GGGTAATTCAAACTCTCTTGCTTACTTGGTCAGGACGAGATGGCCCTTGGACAGAATGGTCCTACGTGGACCGTGTTCAAAAGCATCTAGTCACTAACTTTGTCCATGATCTCGTGAAAGACGGTGAGGAGGGTTCCGAACCATTCTACACTATCATCAAAGAGATCCGCGCGAACATCAAGGACCGTCGTGGAAAAGCGGCGATTCTCAATGTTCAACATGTCAGGGGGATCTTTTATTTTGTCGATTTACTCGACATCTTAAATGAACCCATCGAAACGAGACGGCAGGTCCAAGACCTTGCCGTTCTGACTCAGAAAAGATCTATCGGACTCCCACCCCCTTGTTACAGAGAGGAGGCGTACGGTAAATACTTTAGAACGATGACAGAGGGAACGACCCCTCTATCTGAAATAGAGAGAAATCTACTAATTAGATCCTGTCATCAAATGTGGGACGAGATGGAGGCAAAGGAGGATTTACCTAAACTACTTCTATCTTGTCAAAGAGGAGAAAAGGTCTCGCTGAGTGGATCGGCTGACCTATTCTCAACAAAGGAAGAAGGCGGGAAAATTAATTCCGCACATACAATCTTGTTGAACGAACTACCTGTGGAGGTGTTTAATCTCGAGACGGGCGTCGGAACTGGTACCTTCATCACTCGAAGTGAAATCTTGAGTGGTGATAGGACTATCGGCGAAGCGCTTTTGTATGTTTCTTTCAAGCGGTTCTTACAAGCTGAGAAGAACGGGGCGGTTTCAGACCCTGTTCTCTTCACTGTCAGGCAAATTGCCGTAACAGATCAAGGCAAGTATCGGGTAGCGACTAAAGCGCATCCCTATCATGCTTTTCTATTACAACCGTATGCACAACTAGCCAAAGCGGCGCTCAAGAGATTTGAGAGCACACGCGCTGGCATGATGAAGCAGCACCATGCCTGGGAGTTTTATAAACGTATTACTCCAGATATGGTTGACGATGTCAAGTTAGAGGGAGAACTCTTGAAAAAAGAGAACTTCTTCTACTGTGAGGACTGGTCCAAAGCAACTGATAAATCACACAGAGAGTCTGTGTATATCACTATGGACATTATGGGTAAACGTCTTGGCGTACCAAGAGTTTATCAGAGAATTTGCTTATGGGCACTCACCTCCCCCCGGATCAACATTGTTAATCCAAAGGAGAAATTAGACCCAGACGTAATTCCACCAAAATTTGTTTCAACGAATGGGATCCTCATGGGGGATCCGATTACGAAGAACTTTTTGCAACTACTACACGGAACGAGCCGTCAAGCAGCTCGTGTCGTGTTGGAGCTTGTTTCAGAGAAGTCACCATTTCCTAACCCTGCGGCGGAAGGTAGACCATCGGAAAACAAACCTGGAAAGTTTAGCCCGCCCAACCCGTTATACGGAAGGACGAACTGGACAAAGACGACCCCCGCCAAGGGACTCAAACCCACGGTCAGAGGAGGTGCGTTCCCTCTTAATTTTGGGCCACTTAAAATGGCGCTCAAGAAAGAAGGAAAGATGGAAGACTTTGAGAGAGAGGTAGTCGAATATCTCAAACTCAATTTCTCAAAACAAGGAGGGGTAGCCAGCCCCGCCTTCAAAAACGAACTTGGTTTTCTGTTTAAATACATGAGACCAAGTTCTGCTTAGTTGTAACCCTGGTGGGCCCGTGAGAGCCTGCTCGGTGC